TCCTTTATCTTATCTTCTCTTATCTCTCCATACTCTAAATCAATATCAAATTTCTTCCTGTCTTCTTTAGTGGGTTTCACTCCAGTTAGCTCCTATCTTGTATTCACCATCCAACGGACAGCGAAGGTTAAAAAATGTACCTGCTTTTATTATACTATCTACTGCTAATCTACCTACAAAATCTGATTGGTTTACAGGTACTTCTATCTGCCATTCATCGTGTATGTTAGCTACGAATTTGTAATCTACGTTGTTTAATTTTAACACATCATCTAGGATAACTAAAGCTTGTTTCATAACAATAGCTCCTGCTCCCTGTAGTAAAGTGTTCAGTGCTGAATGTTGATTACGAACATAAAGCTTTCTACCATCTAATCCCTTGAGATATTTTTTTGCTGATGCTCTTTGTACTCTATCCCTAAGAGATTTAAATGTAGGTTTATTATCAAAGAAATATTGTCTAGCTCTTTTACCGTCTGCTGTATTTCCTCCAACCACAGACCCAAGCTTTTCATCTCCTGCTCCGTACATAAGGGCATAGATGAATGTCTTTGCCTTATCTCTTGATTCAAGTTTTGCAAGTTTTTGATTTGCTGTGTGGATATCTCCGTTAAGTATTTCATTTGTGTATTCCTCGTCATCCATATAATGTGCCAACATTCTAATCTCTAGACCAGAAGCATCAACACCGATTAAAACATTACCTTCTTCTACAGTCCAACATGCTCTGCACTCATTACCATAAGGGCTATAGACTGCTGGTACTTGTGCCATGTTAGGGCTTCTGTGTGTCATCCTGCCAGTGATAGCACCGTTAGGTATAACAAAACCATGTACCCTTCCGTCTTCTTCAGTAGCTTCTATCCAAGAATCTATCTGAGCTATACGCTTCTGAAGTAAAAGGTACTGAGCTATGAGGTTAGCTTCGTGTATATGAGTAATAGCCGATAAGGTTTTCTCATCTACTATAGGCTGACCTGTAGGTGTAAACCTATTAGGCTTCCAACCGAAGTCAATAAGATATTCTCCTATCTGCTTACGGCTACCTAAATTAAAATCAACTAACTTCTGTCTCATAAATGTCTCAAGGTTTTGAGTCTTGATACAGTTATCGTATTCATCATCTGTTAAGCCACGCTTAGATAACTCTCCATCTTTTTTAATGTAAGGGGTAACTGACTTATCATCTACCCACTTAGGTTTAAAGGTACTGTGTACCTCTTCCTCTATTGCTTGTTTCTTTTCTCTGAGTTCTGCTAGTAAAAGTAATCCATTCTTAGTATCAAACTTAAAGCCGTTGACTTCTTGTTGTTTAATAATACCAGCTATGCTTTGCTCAATAGCTATGCAGTCCTTACTGAATCCTTTACTCTCTCTTCTTAATTCTTTAAGAACAACTGCGTTAAGTTGTACATCTCTTACACAATAATCTAACATCTCTTTAGAATAGTTAAGGTAGTCTGTAAAGTTTATCTTATGGTAACCTAACTTATATCCCCACTTCTCTAAGCTGTGTCCACCTTCCCTTGAAGGATTGAATAGCCTAGATAAAACAAGAGTATCTATTACAGGTTTCTTAGACAAGTCCATACCACTAAACTTTTCTACCACCGGTATGTCAAAACCTATAATGTTATGACCTATTAAAGTTTCTGCCGAAGCTAACATGTCGTACCCTTCTTGTAGTTTATCAGGAGGGAATTTAAATATCTCTCCTGACTCTACATCTTGAGCAACGATACAGTGTACCTTGGTAGCCTTAAGGTCATCCGTCTCTATGTCAAATACTAACTGCATTAAAAAGCCTCGTCTGCACTGTCATCAAATTCTATATCTTCATCAGTTAACTCAGCTAGTCTGCCGGTATCTCCATCATAGATTACTCTACATGCTAGACCTACATCACCAGTGTACCTAGACTTAAGCACACGAAGTCTTGTAGTCCTTGCTTCTTCTGGGTCATCTGATTGCTGGTTTCTTTCTAAGGCTATGACACAATCACTAAGTTGTCCAATACTATTTGAACCTCTTAGATGTGATAGAGATACTTCAACACCGTTCTCATGTCCTTTGTTACCATCAACTCTACGCAAGTGTGAAACTAAAATGATTCCTGCACCTGTCTCTTCTACTAAACTTCTTAGTCTAGTCATGATAGTATCAATGGCTCGTCTCTCATCTCCATCATGTACTGCACTGACTAGCATATGTAAATGGTCAACGACCACCCACTTGCAATCACATCCAATAATCATGAAGCGAAGCTTAGTAAAGATGTCATCAATGTCGTTGGTACCGAAATGGGAATGAACCCATACTCTGTTTCGGTTGTCGCCATCGTATAGCATATCAAACATCTTATCTAATTCTTCTTTAGAAAACTTGTCACGTTCTTCATCAACGTATAGCCTAGCGTTAGCTTCGATGGATAAGATACCATCAATGGTACGTCTCCAGTCTTCTTCTAATGCTATGATACCTACGTTGTCATTAGTGTTCTTAATAAGGTGATGTTCTAATTCTCTAGTTACACTAGACTTACCAAGACCTGTACCACCTGTAAGAGTAATCAACTCACCCTGTCTCATACCATATAACTTCTTGTTAAGTCCTTCGTATGGGTAAGGGACGCAAGGTTTTCTCTCACGGTTATTAAACTTATCACGTTGTTCAGATACATTTATAACACCGGATGGTGTATAAACTTTAGCTGACCACCAACATTCAACAAACTCTTTGTGTCTGTTAGAACGTAGCATATCATTAGGGTCTTTGAACCCATTAGGTAGTGTAAGTATCTTAGCCTTTCCGGGTTTGAAAAGTCTAGCAACTTTAATAGATGCTTCCTTCCCTGCCTTGTCGCTATCAAATGCAATGATTACATTCTCAAACTCATCAAAGAACTCAAGGCTTTCCTTGATATCTTTAACTGCACCCTGTGCTCCACGCTTGATAGAAACTACTGCCCACTTAGAGCCTAGTAGTTCATACCCTGCCATAGCATCACACTCGCCTTCGGTTATAGTGACATACTTGCCACCCTTAAATAACTGTTGACCAAATAAACCTGTCTCGTTATAAGTTCCAGAGACAAAGAAGTCTTTGTTAACTACATTACGAACCTTGGTAGCCGATAGCTCATGCCCATTATAGTAAGGGTAGAAATGCTTAACGATGTTACCTTGTAAATCGTGCATACTTTTAACCCCATACTTAGTAGCTGTCGCTTGGGATATCTGCCTATCCTTTAGGGCATTGAACTGCCCACCTTCTACCATGTCCGGTTGTTTAAATGTTGTTGTTGTTGTCGTTGCTGTTTGCATATCCTTTCCTCCACATGCTTTGTTATAACTCGGCATGAACTCACCACAACTGAAACACTTTGCTGAATCATCTTCGTTGATTCCTACAGCATCACTGCTGTTGCAAAGTGGACAAGGTTGATGTAATTTATCCCACGTTTTTTCCATGTTAGCCCTCAATATAAACTAAGACTCTTCCGAGTCTGTGTCTACAGCTACTTCTTCTTCTTGTTCTACTATAGCTTCAGGGCTTTCCCTTAACACAGTTTCAAGATTGCTTTGATGTCCTTGTGAAGCATAGTTCAAAGCTTCAGTCAACACGTTCAATGTACCTATCTTACTGATAGATACGTTAGCACCTGCTCTCTTCTGGTCATCTTTAATCTTTGAAACATCATAGACTGCTTCACCATCATCGTTCTTAATACTAATAATCATATTAAAATTCCTCGTTGTCTGTACTCTCTTCAGTGTACTCTATTAAATTAGAAACCTTTACAGCTACTAGCTCTGCAAATGTTCCATACTTTCCTGTATAGGGTTTAATCTTTACAGTTACATCCGACCCATTACCAACACTAACATCCAATGCGTTGCCGTCTCCGTCAACTAACTTAGGTGCTGGGTTAGTAGTCCCGTCATGCTTCTCTACCTTTCTACTAAATGAGAATGCCGGTTCATCATACTTAGGCTGACCATCTCTAGTCCTGACCTGTGACAAGCCGATACCTTCTAATCTATTAGCAGTATCCATATCCGTTAGCACAACTATTCCATACTTATGTGGCTCGAACTTAGTGTTCGGTGTGCTGACATTAGCCCACATAGCTTTCCCTTCTATATACTCATACATATTATTTTCTCCTTTGGTTAGTATTAAGTTTCACGATTGTATCACAGTTAAGATTTCTTGTCAAGTCTTTTCTGCTTTCTTCTTGCATTGTTTCTATCCCTTGTGAATTGGATATCGGGTTGCAAGTCTTCCCATAGCTCGTCCTTTACCTCTTGCATCTCTGCTCTAGGTAACTTACTTACTATTTTTAAATCTGATTTCTTTGGAATCCATGTGTCCCAGTATTGTTTCTCTTGACAATCATCTTGCCAAGCCCATTCGATTTGATTAAATTTAAATATCATACAGCCCTCCAGCTTTAAAATTAAAAGGGTTAGTTTTCAGTGATAACCAGCACTCGAACATTATCTTTTATAGACACCGAACGACTGTCTGCAATTATTGGTTATTGTTATTTAAAGTCTGTACAAACCCCCACGCAACGTGGAAAAATCAGACTGTGGCTACTATAGGTTGAGGAAGTATAGTTGAGGGCTACCCCATAGTAAACAAGAATCTATTATAACATAGCTAACCCTCATTGTCAACCCTTGAATTCAATAACTTTACTTTATAAGTGTCCTCGTTCCAAGTAACTTCGTAAGCTATTATGTCTTTAGGATTACTATGATTGTGTTCTACAATATAATTTTCCCAAACTTTAAAATCTTCTTTGTTCATAGGTGTTATAAAACCTTCTACTATTTTTACTATTTCTTTTTTATTAAACATTTTATTATTCCTTTTATTAAATTATTCATTGTTATGTTTTAAACTTTATAGAATTGTATCATACTTTTGTTACAGTTGTGTGACATTTATGTTACAAACATGTTACTTATTGTTACAAGTGTGTAACATTATATAGTATTATAAATTATTAATATAATTAATTATTAGTTTTAATTATGTTTTAAATTGTACAAAGATTGTATCATATAAAAATATAAAAGTCAAGTGTTATTTTCCTAAGTGATAACATAACATCAAGAAACAACTCAATAATATTAGTAAAACTGTTACCATTTTCTAAGCTCCTCTAAGGGTAGGGTTAGTCATTGTTAATACCAGTAGGTGCATCGTCTACTGACCGGTTCATAGCGTAGCTTACATGTTGCTCTACCCTATTAATTATATCTCTTTCAGCTAGTTCAAGAGGCTTCTCCCAGTTGCTCATGTCTTTGTAAATTTTTTCTACAAAAGCT